TAGATATTGAGACAGACGGCATAGAAGCCACCAAGATACACTGCATGTCCATTCATAATGGTGAGAGGATTAGAACCCTAACCACCTATGCAGACATGCAGGTGTTCATAGCCACCGTTGAAAAAGACGACAGGATCATAGGTCATAACTTTATTCGTTATGATGCACCCATCATTGAACGCATCTTAGAATTAAAGATACCCTGTCAGATAGTGGACACATTGGCATTGTCTTGGTACTTGTACCCAGAGCATAGGCAACATGGATATAAGCCTAAGCATGGACTAGCACATTGGGGTGAACGGTTTGGCGTACCAAAGCCAGTGGTTGAGGACTGGGAGAACGCCTGTCTTGAGACCTACGTCCACCGTTGTGAAGAGGACGTTAAGATTAACTACAAGCTATGGCGTATGCAGTCCCATGACTTGAATGGCCTATACGGCAACAATGACCCAGAGCGTCTCATCAAGTACCTCATGTTCAAGATGCAGTGTGCTCAGTTGCAGGAAGAGTGCAAGTGGAAGTTGGACGTTGATAAAGCTAATAGTTTCTTAGAACAACTAGAGCAGGAGTACAAGAAACTAGCTGACAGGTTGATTGAGGCTATGCCAGAGATACCAATAATTTCAAAACGTAAGCGTCCAGCCAAGCCATACAAAAAGGATGGGACACTATCAAAGACAGGTGAGGCCTGGAAAAAGCTCTGTGAAATCAACAACTTACCTTTGGATTACGGTTCAGAGATAGAAGTTATTACTGGCTGGAAGAAGCCCAACCCTGCCTCTACTCTACAGGTCAAGGACTGGCTGTTCAGTATTGGATGGAAGCCAAAGGTGTTTGAGTTTAGACGTAATGCAGCAAACCCAGATGAAGGCATACCCCAGATCAAGGACACTACAGGGGAACTTTGTAGTTCGATTGTTAAGCTCAAGGACGAGCACCCTTCAGTTGAATCCTTGGAACGCTTAACCACCATCAAGTCCAGAATATCTGTGGTCAAGGGCTTCCTAAGAGATGCAGACAGCTCAGGCTTTCTCAGAGCATCTGTAGGAGGTTTTACTAATACACTAAGGTTCACCCATAGGGTATGTGTAAATCTGCCCTCAGAACGCAAACTATACGGTCTGGAGGTAAGAGAATTACTAACTGTTAGTGACAGTCAGGGGAACACACTTTGTGGCTCAGATTTGAGCAGCCTTGAGGACAGAACCAAACAACACTTCATGTGGCAATACGACCCTGAATTTGTAAGGGAGATGCAGGTGCATGGCTTTGATCCTCATCTTGATTTGGCCCTGTCTGCTGGTGCTGTAACGCCTGAGCAGGTGCAAGCGTACAAGGACGGCACTGACAAAAGTATTTCAGAGATACGTCATGCCTATAAAGGTGGCAACTACGCCTGTACTTATGGTTCAGGAGCTAAGACCCTAGCCCGTCAGTTAGGTTGTAAGTTACATGAAGCAGATAAGATTCATAAAGCGTACTGGAGGCGTAACTGGTCTCTTCGTAAGATTCGTCAGGACGCTAAGACTAAGAACTATAAGGGTGGCCTTTGGTTATACAACCCTATTAGTAAGCTCTGGTACAGCCTACGGGCAGAGAAGGATATATTCTCTACACTCAACCAAGGTTCAGGTACATATTGCTTTGATATGTGGCTAGGGTTTATACTCAAGGAACGCAAGCAACTTACTGCTCAGTTTCATGATGAAATTATTCTGGAGGTCAAAGAATCTGAGAAGGAAGATATACAAAAACTTTTACAAACAAGTTTACAAAAGGTAAATAACTTACTGAAGCTGAATCGTGAATTAGACTGTGACGTTCAGTTCGGTAAAAACTACTCGTTAATACACTAACAATCTGTTATAATATACAGCCCTTTCGCCAATAATACATTTAAAGGAGATTTACATGGCACTAAAAAGAACCGCTACAGCACAGGATACATCAGCCAACTCTACTGTTGAGTATGAGAATCTTGAGCATGGTAGTGAGCACGAAGGTCGATTGGTTTACGTTGCTGATCTAGGTTTACAGTCCGTTGAGTACAAGGGTGAGAAGAAGCCTGACACTCAGCAGATTAGCTTAGGCATTGAGCTAGTAGGCAATAACGTAACTATTGATGGTGAGCAGAAGCCAAGATTTTTATGGACTAAGCCAATCAACATTTATTACACACTGACCGAGCGTGGTAAGGAGCTTGAGTATTACAAGATATTCAACCCTGCTGCACAGGTTGGTGAGGTAGCTGACTGGGACGCTGTACTTGGTACACCATGTTCTGTCATCATCCAACGTAATGAGTCTGGTGGTCGTACTTACGACAACATAGGTAGCCTTAACCCAATTCCGCAAAAGTATCATGACAATGTGGAAGCAGCCCGTATCACTGACATGGCTGTTGGAGATGCAGATGATGACAACAACCCTGCACAAAAGGCAATGTTCGGCATACCTCGTACCACTCATGGTAGACGTTTAAACCAACCAAAAGTTGCTACTGCCAAAGCACCTGACAGTGCAGTTGACTTTGAAGACGCTATTCCATTTTAATGGAACTGCTTATTGATGGCGACCCTATTGTCTATAGGCTAAGTTACGCCTGTCAGCAAAAGGAAGAGGACGGGTCGGTGAAAGCTGACCCTGAATCTCATACCCTGCATAGTGTAAAGATATTTATTAATGACATGCTGGAGGATACACAAGCCACCAGCTACAAGATATTTTTAACTGGCAAGGATAACTTCCGCTTCAAGATCAGGGACGACTATAAGGCCAACCGTTCTAATGTAACCAAGCCAGTTCACTACCAGATGATTCGTGACTACTTGGTTGAACGGTACGCTGCTCAGGTTGTGGATGGCATGGAGGCTGATGACGCTCTGTCCTTATCTCAAACTGATGACACTGCCATAGCAACCATTGACAAGGACTTGTTGATGGTGGCAGGTCGTCACTACAACTACGTCAAAAAGGAATGGAGAACTGTTACCCCTGAAGAGGGTGAGCGTTTCTTCTACAAGCAGATGCTGACTGGTGATAGGGTAGATAACATTACTGGCATCAAGGGCATTGGCCTCAAGAAGTCAGACAAGCTACTTGATAACACACCGAGGGAAGAATGGGACAAGATGATCATAGACCTCTACATGAAGGAGTTTGATAACGGCTTTCAAAGGTGTGTAGAAAATACACAACTACTATGGATGCTGCAGCGTGACGTAGAAATGCCAATGGACTTTATTAATTATGAAAAAACGAAAAGCAAAGCAACAAAAAAAGAATAGTTTTTACAGAAGTGGCTTGGAAAAAGCTCTTGCAGAAAGGTTGCCGAAAGAGTTTGAGTACGAACCTTTTGCAGTGCCTTACGTTACACATCGTAAGTATACCCCTGACTTTGTTTGTGGCTCTTGTTTTATAGAAGCAAAAGGGTTCTTTAGGGCTGGTGACACAATGAAGTACAAAGCTATCAGAGATTGTATTGATGGTGAGTTAATCTTTGTCTTTAGTGATGGAAATAAAAAATTACGCAAAGGCTCTAAAATAACACACTCTGAATGGTGTATTAAAGAAAATATAAAAAGTTTTTCTATTCATGAGTGTGACGAGTTAATTAAGTACATAAAGGAAAGAAACTATGAGAATAGCCGTAATACCTGATTGCCAAGTTAAGGAAGGTGTACCTACTGAGCACTTGGAATGGGCAGGGGAGTACCTTGCAGATAAGAAGCCAGATGTCATTGTTAACATTGGTGATTGGTGGGACATGCCTAGCCTGTCTAGTTACGATAAGGGCAAGATGTCCTTTGAGAACAGACGTTACGTTAAGGACGTACAAGCTGGTAATGACGCTATGGATTTGCTTCTTGCTCCAATAAAGAAAGAAATCAATCGTCAGAAGCGTAACAAGAAGAAGCAATGGCGACCAAGGATGGTGTTCACCATTGGCAACCATGAGCATCGTATTGAACGTGCAGTGCAAGCAGATGCAATCCTAGAGGACGTTATTAGTTATGACGACCTAAACCTATCTGACTGGGAAGTGCATAGCTTTCTTGAGCCAGTGGTCATAGAAGGTGTAGCATTTGCTCATTACTTCACAAGTGGTGTCATGGGTAGGCCAGTATCTAGTGCTCGTGCTTTGTTATC